TTCCCACGGAACCTGCGGAGCGGGAGCGATCCGCGGAGCGGATTCCATTTATATCTCTTATAAATTTTTTAAGAGATTCAATTTCATTCAGATGGACAACCATTCTCTCGAGCCCACTTTAATATGTGAAGATGACCTTCTATTGCTGCTTCTGAGCATGTATTTTCATCCCAAGGACAACCATTTTTACGAGCCCACTTTAGAATATCGAGATGACCTCCTTTCGCTGCATATGCACATGTATATTTATCCCATGGACAACCATTCTTTCTAGCCCATTTTAAGATGTCGAGATGACCTCCATATGAGGCATGAATACATGTCCATTTATCCCAAGGACAACCGTTCTCCCGAGCCCACCGCAAAGCGGAGAGATGACCTCCACGTGCCGCATGTGCACATGTCCATCCGTTCCAGGGACAATCGTTCTCCCTTGCCCACCGCAAAGCGGAGAGATGACCTCCTTCCGCTGCATATGAACATGTCCATTCGTCCCAGGGACAGTCGTTCTCCCGAGCCCACTTTAAGACATGGAGATGGCCTCCTTTTGACATACCCTAGATTTAGATAACGATAGATTGGAGAGTGAAAAACTTAAAAGAGAGATCGATCTAACCGCTTCTTTTGGGTTGGTTTTCTGTTTCTTTATATACTTTTCCCAATCTTTACAAACCATTCTTAAAATTCCACTACTTCTTTGTAGTTCGGGGCGATCAAGAATGTACATCCATAATTCCCGCGGGACCCGCGGGGCGGGAGCGAGTGAAGCGGGCGGAACCATTTATATCTCTTAAATTTTTTTAAGAGATTCAATTTAAAAACTACCGATTGTTGCACTATCACGTGTACCGTAGGTGAGTGATAGGCGGACTTGATTGGCACCGACAAATGTCGCCGCCGCCCACGTCTGAAGCTCGACGGATGACTCTGAGAAGAGTTGAGTAAGATTATATTCTGCACTCACAAATGCACCAAGTGCACTTGCCGAATTAGTTATTTCACTTGGAGCCGGGAAAGTATAGACGAACTGATAATCAACATCGGCTGTTGTTTTAAAGCTTGCAATTGCATTAAAGGACCAGTAATCAAGACCTGGAACGACAAGATTAACCCCTGAAATCGTGTTGAGCTTAGATACCAACGCGCTTCGAATAGCGTTCATACCCCCACGAAGAGTACCGTTAGCCCCGCTGGGATATGTCGGAGGGACAATTTGCTGCACGCTGTCATCACCCACGATAGTAAGTGTAAGGTAGTACTGGTTCTCGATCTCCTGATTAACCACAACAAGATAAATCACCATACCGAAAATTGCCAAAATCAACGCGTAGATGAAGTACATATGATACTTGTTATCTTCCTTAGTAGCCATTTCTTTCTCTTTTATATGTTAGAATGAAAGATTTTTTTTATTATTTATTCTCAAAGTTTTATTTTTCATATTCTTCTGGAACAAGAGAATGATAACCATATAGAGGAGTAACTACAATTCCATATACTCCAGGCCCTTGAAACTTCATCTCCTCTGCTTGATATTTCCCAGGGATATCATTTCCTTCTGGGAGGTTCCAGTTGACTCCATTTGCACTCCACACTTGAATATTGTGTTCATTGGCATTTTGATACATTACCTCTCCAAAATGAACTCTTCCCTTGAACCTTTTTTCTAAAACCTCAATCTTGGCGGTGATATAATCACGCAATGAATCGGTTAATGTTTTATGATTTTTACTATCAACATATTTCCAATCAGTGAAATACGGTTCTCCCAACGAGTGATCTTTAGCATTTTCTCCTGGGAATGTAACTTTTACTCTAACATCATGTTCCATCTTTTTCTCGAGTTCCATAAATCTCCAATTGATATGATTCATAATATATTCTAGAGGGCAACTACCATTCTTTTCACTCTTAAAATCTTCGATAGTGATATCGAGTTGTTTAATACTCGTTTGAAAATGAGGAATATAGAATGTACCTTCTGAGAACGATTCGCTTTTTAGATAATCAAGCAAATCCTCATAACAACTCAATTCGATATTTCCTCTTTCTAAATTATAAAATAGAATAATCAAAAGATTGAGTCTAACCAAGTCTATTGTTTCATATACACCATAAACCAAACCATTTAGAGAGATTACAAAAGTCATTTTTAGATAATTGTATTTTCTCTTGTATTAAAATATGCCAAGAATAGAACCAAAAACAATTTTTGATATTGCCAATGTGATTGGAAATATTAAAACAGATTTAACTTTTAAAAAAAAGACAATTACTTTGGAAGAATCTAATGATAATAAAATAAAAGATTCATCTCATCAGATAATTTCCAAGTAATTCATGTCTAGGAGGTAAGATTTGGGTTGTAATTCTATCTAGAGTAGATAAATCAGATACAATCCATACTTTTTTCTTTGCTCTGGTTATAGCAGTATAGAGCATATTTACCGTGACAAAACTATAATTTTCTGGCGGAAGATAAATGATTACATAATCATATTCTGATCCCTGTGATTTATGAATTGTCTTTGCAAATGAATTCATGATAACATCGATTGATAGATCTCCTCCATCTGACTCATCTTCTCTACGCGAAGTGTTCGAAGCGTCCCATCGATATCCAACTACCTTGTCTTTTCTGAATGTTACCTCGAGGTAATCATCGTTCATATTGGTTACTATACCCTCTTCACCATTCATAATTTCAAGATCCTCGGAATAATAATTCTTCTTTTGAATGATTCTATCATCATAGTAGAATGCTCTATCTCCATATTTCATCTTCCTCCTCTTCTTCAAATAAGTTTGATGATGATAACTAACCAATATTGGAATATAACGATTTACTGGCGTGAGAACAGTGACCAGCTTATCATCTATACCACCTTTCCATAAACCTTTTATAATTTTTCTAACCATATCAACTTCACCATCGACTACAAAAAATGATTCTCCCGAGATAAAACGAAATGGTTTATTGTAATCTCTATCATCAGAGATCAATCCATTTGCATTCTTAATCAAGGTTTTTCCCTCGGAACGTTTATTAATTGTAAGATAATATGTGGGTACTTTATTAGAAATTATTAATTCCTTAAACATACTCCCTCCCTCAATCGGTTCAAGTTGATTACAATCACCGACAAGGATAAGTTTAAATGGATCCGCGAAAAGAGTTATAAATGTATAAAATAGGGACGTCGATACCATAGAGGCCTCATCGATGATTAGAGTATCAAAATGAGGTACACTTTGAAATCCTTTAATCCTATGTATGATTCTTGACATAGTCATACATCTAGATTCGTATTCTTTTCGAAGTTTCTCTTCTGAATGACAAACAACTTCTTTGATTCTCATAACAGCTTTCCCTGTAAAACTTGTTAATATGAATTTTCTACCTTTTTCCTCGAGGTTTTTAACTATTTGTCTAAGTAGAGTAGTTTTACCTACTCCGGCACCTCCTGTAATGATAGTAATATGGTTACGAATACTAGCTTTCAATGCCTCTTCCTGTTCTTCGGTATTGTTTCTTCCTTTTCTAAGTTTAATTCCCTCTCTCATTTTGTTCGCGATTTCGTCTAATTTAATCAATTCTTCAATTCTAGAAGCGACATATTTTTCTGTTTCATAAGATGTTTTCAAAAGAAGAACCTCTTCTTCATCATTAATCTTTTCACGTATCACATCATACTCATCAACAAGTATTGGATAATAAGTTTCTATATTTGGAAAGGCTTTGGTCATAATTCTGACCGGGACATAGTACCAGCCATTTTTCTTAAAATCTACTAATTTTCTTAATATTTCTCCACATATAATATCATTTTTTTTCGTTTCTCGACTAAAAAGCTGATTTATTTCGATCGCCTTTTCCATCGAAAGCGAGGTAACTTTCAATGGATTTTCACTGATCATCTTGAATAGAATATCCTCTCTCAGACCACTCTCTTCAATCTCTTTATTATACAAACCAAGAAGATATAGTTGTCGACGAAGGACGTTTTTTCTCCACCACCAATAAATACTATTTCGTTCAGCCTCATTGATCGCTACATAAAACTCGATTGTAAAGGTATTTAAACCTTTAACCACCCCATCATGATCACCGAATTTCTGATACATCTCTTCGTAGATTTTTTTACCCATATCAAGACCAAGTTGACGTCCTTTTCCCCAACCCTTTGCGGATGCCGCTTTTCGTTTATCGAGAAGTGCCTCTCTAAAATAATTTGCTAAATTATCAGGTTTAGTTGGAATATATACTAATGGCTTATCCGTCAATATAAATCGTTTGCCTTTAGCCTTTTTCTTTACATTTCCATCGATCGAGACAATATCACCTTTTTTTAGGGGAAGAAAACCGGTATATTCAAACCGATAGGTTTCCGTTTCTCCCTTAACTACAAAAACGATTGGTTTGTCGTCGGTCGAATATTGTTCTATTTTAACTACTTCTCCATCCATTTCAAATATAAACTCTTTATATTTGAATTCAATTTCTATTTACTCCAATGTTCTATCTTCTGTCTACTTGTTTCTACTTCATTATTATCTCGATCAAGGTGGATAAGTATCTTTTTCGATAATCCATGTGCATCATTGATACACCACTCAAAGCTTTCCTCATTTTCTGACCCGTCTGGGTTAAAGATTTCTTCAACCATCGCTCGACGAAGCATTATATATGCTTCTTTGAGAAGTTTTTCAATATTTGCTGATTCACGATAGATGTAACTTCCTTCTGAATGTAGAACAAGATTCTCTTGGATCTGATATAAATGTATAGAATTTTCCCCATTACCATCAAGACGAGGTGAATCATATGAGGGATAAAAAAAATAGGTGTAACCGTTCATTAAGACTCTAATTTCATCATCCTCAAATCTGAATGGATGGTCATCTGCACCGAAATTTATCACCATTCTATCCTGATCCAGATTACATACAACATCGTGTTCCTTACAGTAGTAGAACATGTTTTCAAAGAAAAACAATATTTCGATTTTCAATTTCAACTTTGGTTAGTGAGAGCTTTACATACATCCATGTCTATTGACTCTCCCAGATCAGGTTTTATTCCGGTCACTTTATACCATAAATCGGTCCAACCTACCACACCCGGTTGACCTGATCCCGTGTTATATTGGGTGACCATATCATTGCTTAGATATAATTGACCACCCACATTATGTATTGTGGCGTTGCCAAGCGCCGCATTTATTCTTTCTTCTCTAGTCAGTTGACCATCAACTTTGCTATGTATCCCCATCCTACTTTCTACAGCTTTACAGAGAAGCCAGGTAACAAAATTAGCTCCTTTTTTATAAGATTCTCTCATTTCATCCATCACAACCTTTTTACCTCCAAACTTGTGACCCAAAGCTGTAAGTTTTTCAGCATGTGAAATTTGACCCGGGAGGTCTGGTGGGAACCACTCTACCTCTGTATCTTCCATTCGTTCCCGGAGGTCTTCTGGGACCCACGTTGTATGTGTAGCTTCCATTCGATCCATGGGATCTTCTAGGGTCCACTTTAACTCTGTATCTATGGGATCATCATAATCATAGAGATTTAATTTGTTTTCAAGATCGTCCATTACTGGTGCTCCGTAATTAGTTTCGATATCGCAGCCATTACATTTTTCTATACATTTCTTTATATTTTCTATCAACTCTGCAGTACTGTCTGCATGAAAAACACCGGTACAACGGCTTTCACAGTAGTTGCAGCGTTCATTGCCGTAAATGTTTAGTCTATCATTGAGATTTTTGTCCGTAGTAGATTGTTTTCTTGAAAATTTAAGCTCTGTCTCCATGGGATCAGCATAATCGTAGAGTTTTAATTTGTTTTCAAGATCGTCCATTACTGGTGCTCCGTACTTAGTTTCGATATCGCAGCCCTTACATTTCTTTATACATTTCTTTATATTTTCTATCAACTCTACAGTACTGTCTGCATAAAAAATACCGATACATTCTGTTTCACAGTAGATACAATGTTGCTCTATCTTCTTTTTAAGCCACCACATTTTATATATATATATATATAAATATTATTTTTTAATATAACTTTAAGGGAATTGATAAAAAAATTTGCGGAACATAATCCTCTTCCGGTTTCACTTTCATCAACCGATCCAATCTCGTTGGTCGTTCTTTTTTCTCTTTAACACATATCATTTCTTTCATATGAGAGTTGGTAAGCTCAATACCATAAGGTATCTTTTCTTCCTTTTCTTCATTTCTACATCCCAACTTTCCAAGAAATTGTCGACTTCCTCTTCTACAATCAAAGATAATTTCTCGTTCGGTTCCCATTACTCCAATATATGGATTTTCGGCGTCATGAGTTCGTTTACAACCATAACACCGATATCCTCGAAGAGATCTACATGGAATAACTAGATTTCCATTCTCTTCCACCATTTCGCATATTTCAAAATTTCCATTTTTCCATTGTTTTGATTCCTTAACAATCTTCATTACCTCTTCAAAATCCTCTTCGGACGCATCTCCTTCTATTCTTCTCTGCTCCCGTTGAGGAGGATTAAACCCCATTAGATAACTACAATTGGCCATTCTAGAAACGAGTGAATGTAATAAAATATACAGTTTTTCACCTCTTTCAGATTCGTATCGTGAAGGAAGATTATAATTATAGCTATACTTCTTAATGAATTTTTTTTGGTTGTCCTTTTTCCATTTATGAGAACCAACGATTCTAAATAGCTGCGTCTTATTATATACCTTCTGATCAAAAAAAGATACATATATATCATCGATCTTTTCGATTGTTTTATCAAAAAATTGACGACATTCTTCATGTGTTCGAAGATAAAATTTGTCTACAATAAAATGATAACTCTTTTTCTGTGGGGTATGTGAAACAAACACTAGGATAACTGGTTCTCTTTCTTCACCACTCTCTTTAATTACTTCTCGAATAACAATGATAGTATGATCAATGAAAGGTTGTTCTTCAAAATCAACTTCCCCAATATCCATGTCAACGTCAAAATACATTTTTCGTCTTACATTAGGAAGAAGAATTTCAAAAAAACATCTTTCTTCATATGGAATAGTCATAGAATAGTCATAGAATGTAATATGATTTTTGAATGCCGTATATCTTATTTGTACTCCCCAATTTCCAATTATCAATGTCTCATCATCAATTTGTTCATGGTTCAATAAATTTCTTTCATTCTTGTTATTAAGATAATAGTACCATCTCATTTTTTTTGAGATGGTAGTTTCTTTTTTGTTTCAATTCTAGGAGATAATCAATTTTCAGGACATCCGTTCTCTCGAGCCCAGTGGAGGTCGCATTTCTTTACATAAAATTCCACTACTTCAGGGAGTACATCCATATTTCGTACGGGAACCGTTCCATTTATAAATTTTTTATTTCATTCAGTCGGACAACCGTTCTCCTTAGCCCATCGTAGGACGTCAAGATGACATTCACTTGCAGCATATGCGCATGTCCATTTATCCCAAGGACATCCGTTCTCTCGAGCCCACTGCAAGACATGAAGATGGCCTTCCCAAGCTGCACCTTCACATGTCTCCTCGTCCCACGGACATCCATTCTCACGAGCCCACTCCAAAACGTTAAGATGGCCTCCTTGTGCTGCACGTGCACATATCCATTTATCCCAAGGACATCCGTTCTCTCGAGCCCACTGCAAGACATGAAGATGGCCTCCCCGAGCTGCACCTTCACATGTCTCCTCGTCCCACGGACATCCATTCTCACGAGCCCACTCCAAAACGTTAAGATGGCCT